TCCTACAACTACAGGAGTTTTGTGCCAAACCTTTACAATCTCTTGAGAAGTATCGCCAAGTTCATCCATTACTCCAGATGTAACAAACATTCCTCGCTCTAAGAGCCATTTACAACAATATGACATTTGGAATTCATCAGAGTCTTCGCCAATACGAAGCATTTCTTTTTTAATGAACTTTTGATAATTTTCGTTGTACTTAGAGACTTCTCGATAATCCCACTGGTAATGGTTCTGTCGTGAACCTCTAGTAGTTTGTCTACGTTTGTTTAATTGAATGGCTCTGTAAAAATTGTTTTTACTTGTAGTTGGAGTGCCTGTTTTAACCATAGTTCCTGCATAGTAAGCAAGCATAGGGCTAATAGATTTTGATACAACAAAGTCATCTGCCTCCTGACACTCGTCAATAACAACTAAATGGAAAGATTTAGATTCAATCTTTGCACGTGGGTTAGCAGTCATCATTGTAATGGTTGAGCCTGATTTCTTTAATTTAATCATTCGTGTAACACCGCCAATACGTGCAGCGGAGTCATCAATTTCAGGGTCACCTAAAACTTCTAAAGCACGTTCAGAAGTTAAACGAGTAACTGTTCTTCCAAATAAAGTTTCTGCCTGTCCTTCAGTTGGAGCAAACAATCCAACCCATAACCCATCTTTAAACTTACCAAGTAAGTCTGGATACAGTTTTGCAAGACGAGGTAAAAGAATCATTAATGTTGCAACAGTGTCTGCAACAGTTTCTGATTTACCTGACTGACGTGCAGCAAGTGCAGTTATTTCTTCACCGTCATTAATTATTACAGACTCAATAATTCGACGTGCTAAAGGTTTTTGATATGGGTGTAAGTCATGTCCAACTAACACTTTTAAAAAGTCAAGAATTTTATCAATCAGTTTTTCAACAAACTGTTGCGATAGTTCATCTAACTCATCTTCTTCAAGAGGAAGGTCTGTTTCTTCGTCGTCTGAAGCATACAGTTCGGGAGTAATTTCCTCGAACTGTTCATCATCAAAATCAATAGGTTTCATAGTGCCTTAAACAGGAAAGCCCACCAATGGTGGGCTGCCCGCGTCTGAGAGAGGGAGACAACATAAGCATAACATAACCCTAAGAGCGACGCTTAAGTTCTTGAACTATTTCGTAAAGTGCTTCTGCACCTAACTCTACTTCAGTTAAAAAAGCCTTATCGTTGGTTTTTAGCCAAGAAGTTAAATCTCGCCCAATTACAAACAGAGCGTTTTCAGACCAAGAAACTAACTCTGAAGTAGGTAGTTTATGTATTCTTTTCTGAATCTTCGTCTGGGGGTGGTAGCCATCCTGCTTCTTCCGTAAAATCATCATAAGTTACATCTCTCCGTAATAGTGCCGAATTTAATGCTTCTTCTTCTTCTTTAGTTCCTTGCCACTTACCTAATACTAGAACGTATTTGAAGGGAAGTCTAACCATTAAAGGGGCAGCAAATCTATAGGGAGGCTCAATTTCTTGAGTCCAACCCTTTACTTTTATCTTGTTACCCCATTGAAGTGGTTGATAGATTATTTGTGCAAAGACGTGTGGTCCGAGTTTGTGTACCTTTGGCATGAGTTACCGTTTCTTTTTATTACCCTTGCTTGACTTTAATGCAGTTGTTTTAGGTTTGCTTGCTTTTGTGGCGGGTTTACGTTTACCTGTGTACTTTTCATCAGGAATAAGTCCTTGATGACCCTTAAAGAATATCTGATTTGTACGGACAATGCGATAGAGGGTTTCACGAGCATAGTAAGGCATCTTACCCATATCGGCGTAGCCTCTTGGTTTTGAATCTAAATACTGAATAATAAATCGGCCTTTAGAAGTTACCGACTTAAACCGAGTCCACTCTGAAGGACTAACTTCGTAATAGTTGTAAAACAATCCGTCTCTAAAAACAACGGTTAAAGTCTGACGGTCTTTGTCATAACCAGCAGCAACTGTGCGTGGTCTTTGATAATTGGTTGTAGAAGTTGGTAATACTGAAATAGGGGCTGGAGCATCGTAACCATCACGGTTTTCATCAGCATAATTTGGGTAGTAATAAGGGTCGTAGTACGTTCCCGCCGTTACGTCGTCCTCTAAATCCTCGTACTCATCATCATCTTCAAAGATGGCTAACGCATCATAAAAGTCTGTGCCAACGGCTACTGGAAGGCTTTGGAACGGATTAATCCGTTTTCCTCTAACATCTCCCAGTAGCCGTGACACAGCACGAGTTTCCTTCTCGCTAATACCGTAGTACTCACGAGTTGGGTCAAGCATTGCAGACAACTCTTCTGCAGATGGACCGACAGAACGTGCTGTTCTTCGTCCTCCGCTACCAGAGTTCGCTGCCCTTGCCATTAATTATTCCTTAATTAGGAGGCTGTTGCCCAAGGAGTAATTGTTACTGCTGCACCTGGTGCAGTGTTGTTTGCACCTGCTGCAACAGATTGTGTCTTGATAGTTCCTGCTGTACCGCCAAGAGTTGCGGTTGCATTAACACCTGTTGTGTTTGCAACGGTAAATCCTGTACCAGAAACTGTAATCTGGTTTGAGGCAACTGCTGTAACTGTAAATGTGCCAATTGCGTATGATGGAAGGTTTACTGGGGATGAGCCAGCAGGTGTTCCTGCAACAATTGTTACCTTAGTTCCAACTGGGTAGTTGGTGTTAGCGGATGTTGCTGTAATGGTTGCTGATGTTGTGCTTGTAGCATTAAATGCAGTGATGTTTGTACGAGCATTGGCTGTTGCTGATGCGGTTGTCACTGTCAATGAAGCATCCTTCATTGCATCTTCTGCAAGTGCTGTTGTAAGACCAAGTACTGAAGGTACAAGTACGTAGTTGGTTGCTCCCGCTACATCTTCACCAGCAGAGTTTGCTGTGAATTGTGGGTATCCGCCCCATCCTGAAAGAGCGGTAATGTGTTCAGCAAGTGCTGGGTCTAGACGACCTGCTGTTGTGTTTGGGCGAGCATCGTTTGGCTGCATAGGCATGTTGCCCCATACAAAGTCAATTGCTACTTCACCTGCGGTATCCAAAAGGTTACCGTTGTTGTTTACTGCCATATTTCTTCTTCCTCACATGTGTGGTTGTTAAGTTGCTCCCTGTTCAACACCTCGTCACAGTCGCGACATCTAAATAGACGGACAGTATCGAGTGCTTCGTGTAAGGAGTCCGAATGTTCGTTACTGACTTCCATCATCGGTTTTTCCAAAACCTCTGGTGGAAAGGGTCCTACAGGTCTATGAGCACTTTCAGGAACTTGGTGTCCCTGTATAGCAAATTTTCTTATAAGTTTCATTCTGCATCAGCATGAACGGCTGATGCTTTTTTACTTGTTTTCTTAACTGGAGCCTTTTTTTCTGGCTCTTCCTCAATAACAGGTTCTACAACAGGTTCGGTTTCTACTACGGATTCGGTTACGGTATTAATGGCTTCTGTTAGAAAATCGTCAAAACCTTCGGCTTTTTTCAAATACCCTGCTTTTAATTGTGGTTTTAAAAAGGAAGGAATGTCTGCAATGCAATAGGGAATTACATGCCCTGCCGTTGGTTCATAAACGTAGGCAGCCTGATTACTGCAATTTGCACATTTCATGTAGTTCTCCTTAGCAATCCCATTTACGTAATGCTAACGCTTTACGTGTTGGTTTTCCATTCTTTTCCATTGGTCCTGGCATACCGCCCATTCTTGCACAGAATGATTTGCGACGTGATGCGTCTTTAGGAGAACGTGCTGCTCTTTCTCTTGAAACAGGTGGCTTTAAATCTGAACCAGGGTTCTCACGTTCGTAAGATTTACGTCCCTTTTCATTTAACCCGCCTTTAGAATTCTTACCTTCTTTACGGGTCCAAGCAGCCGTTTTGTTGGCTGTTTTTTTACTTGCCACGTGATTTCTTCTTACCCTTGCGAAGTGCTTTAAAATCTGCGGAGTCAATTTTACCTTTATGACCTGCGATTGATGCAATCTTCATTTGCTTTGGTGTAAGTGCTTTTTTCTTATCTGCCATTACTTGCTCCTTGGACGACGTGCTGCTTTTGATGTTGTCTTTTTAGCAGCAGGGGTTGATACGGGTGTTTGTTCTCCAACAGGAATTCTTTCAATTTTTCCAGTTGTTGAATTTTGACGAACCTTTGGTACAAAACCAGATGACGGTGGAACAACTGTTGGTTGTTCTGGATTACGTGTTGGTGCTGCAGCAGTTGTTGCACGTGGTTGACGTGGTTCTTTTGGATTGAACTTTGCTTTTACATCTCCTACTTGAAATTCTGCAGTACGACCAGATTTTCCTAAACCTTTAATTCCTTCAAATGCTGCACCCATTCGTGCAAGTTCATGTGCACGTGATGCTGAACTTTCAGAGGCTTCGTGTCGTTGAGTTGAACGAGCCATTCTGCTTTCGTGTTTACGTGATTCTTGTCCTTCATAAATTTTTGCTGCCAATGTTCTTGTAGACATATCTTGCTCATGTGATTGACGAGAAGTTTGTAGGCTTGACTCGTGTTCAAAACGACGACTGTCACGGATTGAAGTTAAAGCGTGTTGTGCTGCCATTCCTTCTGAACGTTCCATACGATTTTTACGGTCTTGAAAAAAATCGTTAATTTTGTCAGTAACAGGAGAAAGTGAGACTCCTGCACCTGCAGGGGTTCCAAACTGTGTCTGATTTAGCATAGGTACATCTTCCCCTAAATCTTGCTCTTTTTTGGCTTAATCGCTTGAATTGCTTCAAGCAAAATTATTTGGTTTTGCTGACGGGCTATCTCAGCCTCTTCTAATTTACGCTCTAAATGGTCTTGACGAACTGCTATACGAAAAACTATGTCCTTTAGAGAACTTCCACCATTATGGCTTAATTCTCCATCTAGACGATTGATTCTTTCCATAACCCCTGGAACAGCATCTCTACCTTCCGTGGCTTGCTCCCCTTCCCAATCTCGTATGAACTTTGCCCAAGTTTTAAACATCATAGATGTTCTTTTAAGTAGGAAACCTAGAATTGCGGAACCTCCTAAGATAAGTCCAATTACAATTGACCACATCTCGATTTTTGACATATCTAGGTTTCCTACTTATTCGACTTAAGTTCTAGTTACTTTTTAGTAACTTTTTTTGAGGCTGCTGCTTTTGATAGTTTCTTTGAAACTTCTTTAGAAGCAACTTCTGCAACTCGTCCAAATGCTGGGTCTTGCTTGTTGATGTAGCGAAGTGCCACAGGTACAAGTGAAGCCCAGAGTGAGTTGGCAACAAGAAGCCATTCACTTGCACCAAATTCTGTTGGGCTTGCAATGCCGCTTGTTTGAGCGACGATAACAATTGCTCCAAAAATTTGTCCAAGTAAATTGCGAACATAGGACTCAATCATTGCTTTGTTCATTTATATCTCCTTATGTGCTGAAATTTGCACAGTAATAAGTTTAATCGTCTTCGCGGTTTCTTAACGGGTAAGTAATGGCCCAAGCCACTAAAGTTCCGATAATTGCGTAACCTACAATTGTCTTTGCTGAACCATCTAGAACTACCCAGGCAATAAACATGCCCAAAAGCGTCCATAATTGGTCAACCATATCTTTTATTAGTTTCACGGCTTACGTCTCCTAACGCCT